AACGCTATCAACTTGCGGGTGCAGCCCGTGTTCAGCGCAGATCGGGCGGCACATATCCAAGAACGCATCAACGGATGCAAAGCTGTAATTGCCATGCTGATTGCGGTCACCCTTGGCCAGTTTATGTATCTGACCCATTGCGGCATTAATTGCTGCGTTGATCTTTGCTTGATCACTCATTGTCACCCTCAACTGATCTTGTGTTGAATAGCCCGTCATGGGCCGGATTGTTCTTCATCCACAGCCGCGCATAGTATGGTTTGTGATGATCATTGATCTTCAGCGCCTCACCATCTGGGCGTGCATCAATGATGTTGATGGTTGTCTCCCAGCGGATGCGTTCCATGATCATCTGTGATCCAACGCGCTTGTGGCCCTTGGCAATCGCCTCACGGGTGAAGCGATCCCAAAGTTGATAGACCATTGGATTGGCCTGGTGGAACGCCAAAAACCGTGCTTCACGCTGGTTCCGCGGTGCCTGCATAGCCTCAAACAGTGTGGGCTGCGCGTTCATGTCATCACCAGGTCAAGCAGCACCAGGGCGCACCACAGGCTGAAGACACCAAACAATGCGCCAATGATCAGGCCGCATACGCGCAAGGCCTCTCGCCACGCGCTGTAAGGGCGCAGTGGTCGGCCAGCTTCATCAACGTGAAGCCACAACAGGTTTCGTCTCATTTGAATCCCCATAGTTTTTTTGCCTCTGTCAAAACCTCTGGGCGCAAATCCCACGCCCACATATGTGAAAAATCTGGTTCGATCAGGCGCAGCATTTGCTCCACCGAATCGGCAGATTTCAGGATGTTTTCGCGGATCGCGCATTTTGCAGTGATGTGATTGAGGGCAGCTTGCAGCCCGTCATTTGTCAGCCTGTCGCTGTTGTCAGCGTGCATCACGCGGTAATCTTTAGCGTTGGCATAAACAATTGTCTGCATCAGGCCGGTGCCAGCCCAGTAGCCTGCGACCTGGCAAGTATGTGACCAGTCGGGCTGTGTGGGCAGGCTGGCAGCACGCTTGCCAGACTTGGTGTTGGCAGCAGCGCTCGACCATTTGGTTTTGAGTTCAATGCGGCGCGAGAAATCAGGAAATCCGGAATAAGGTAGTTCAAGGCCAGACAAGTTGGTGAAGATTTCAGATTCACCGTCAATCCGGTTTAGCCCGTAGTGGGCATGTGCTTCTTTTACGCCTTCAATGGCATTGGTCAGCACATCGGCAAACTCTGCGCGGTTGACCGCTAGCTTGCGCTCATCCTTGCCATCATCCCAAGTGCGCGGCTGGTATTCATCCAAGCGGCTCAAACCTTGCCGGATGACAGCCTCAATGGTGTGGCCGTCGATCAAATGGAGGTTGGCACAGTCTTGTACCACACGCCCTGCCAGCATGTTGGCATTGTCATCTTTGTAGAGGGTTATTGTAGCTTTTGCGGCCTGTACGTCGCCAACTTTGTCGCCCTTCACCACTTCCCAAGCCTGGGACAACTTGGGACGGATTACGCACTTTTCAAACAAGGTCCGACATAATGGCTTTGATGCCGGATTGCTGTGATGAAAATAGTGCTTGTCAGCAGCCCATTTGATGGACGGTGGTAGCGACATAAAAAAACCTCAACAGAAATAGCTTCCTGTAGAGGTTTAATATGCGATGACTTCTAATGTCAATCGTGATGTTTAAAAAATATTTGCTACAGCAATGGCATGCCTTTGCGTTTGCGTCTTTCGTTCATGTATTTATACATAAGTTCGCTGCGCTCAAGCGCGTAAGCATTTTGACTAGACTTGACTACACTAGCGCCCATCATTTCTGGGTGCATGACATAGCTTATGATCGGCGCTGCCCACTCTGGTTCCAGATCAGTGATGATGTTTGGCTTTGCGCCGAAGTTTTGCACGATTGAATATTTGTGGCTGCCAGGTTGCGGAAACAAAATCCCACCAATCAGTTCTTCCTCAACTGTGCGAACCACACACGGTTTCATTAAAGCGTCCTTGCTGATTGTGTTGGTCAAACAGGGTGTGGCATCCCAAATTTCAAAACATCCGTCAAACGATTTGAACGGGCCTTGATAATCTTGTGGCAGCTTGAACCAGCTTGCACTTAAGTTTTTTTGTTGCATGCCGTGAACATAGAGACATTCAGCGGTAGCTGGCGTCAGTGCATGGGTGTAGCAAATAGGGTCATCGTATTTTTCACAAGACGCGATAGCCACAATCGGCATGGGCTGGCTTTTGTACATGATGTCAAATGTGGTGCAGCCCAGTATCTTTGAGTAATCATTGATGTCCTGCATGGACATATCAATCTTATCGTGGCTGTGCCTGGACACTGTTTCAGGGCGCACGCCTTTCTTAGCCGCAATCGTCTTGTGACTTTCTTCAGGATTGTTCCTGAGATACTGGGCAATCATTGCGCGTAAATTGTTCTCGATCATGAGCATGAGTGTAACACCCTTTGACTTTAAATGTCAGATATATCTCATGTAGACCTATTTACTTATAATGTCAAATGCGTTTAGATGTACGGCATGACACTTGATCAATATCGCAATCAAAAAGGCTGGTCATACACCAAGCTTGCAGAGATGACGGGCTGCGCTCATGCAGCAGTGGCGCGTCGTTGGTGCCTGCCGCCTGATCATCCGAATTACTCTATGCCTGCCACTAGGTTCATGCGGGTCATCACCGACATGACTGATGGCGAGGTGCAGCCCAACTCATTTTATGCCTTGGCCAATGACAGAGGATGAACTGCAAGAATATGTAGTTCACTGGCTTCAGGTGGCCCTGCCGCTGGGCAGCGTGTGGCATCACTCGCCCAATGAGGGCAAGCGTCACGTTGCATACAAGATGCGCTTGAAAAAGCTGGGCATGCAGGCTGGCTGGCCTGATCTTGAAATCTTTGTGCCTGACCACGGCTGGCGTGAACCGGCTGACAAAGGGCCGATCATGATTGAGTTGAAGCGCCCCAAGGGCGGCAGCTTGTCAGCCAATCAGAAGGACATACAAGAGCGCCTGAAGTGTTGCGGTGTGTACTGCGTCACTGCCAAGCGCCTGGCGCATGTTGAGGCGTATCTGAAGCCCCTGCTGCATCTGCGTGGCACTAGCCAAGCCGACATCATCCGGCAGATGTGCGAGGCAGAAGGTGGATAGGGATCAGTTCGATGCACCGCGTTATGTCCGTGTCATGCGCCACCCAGGGCTGTGGGAAGAACTGCTTGAGTGTCAGCAGTGCATGGGTCAAGGCGTCTGCGAGATTGAATACGGACGGCCTGATTACAGGACTGGCAGCGGGTACATAGACACACGCAGCGGCGAGTGTCCGGCTTGTGACGGGCAGGGCTATGTAGAGCCGCCGGAAGATATAGACGATGAATAGTTTCAACAAAGGGAGAAGACAGATGCAGAACTACAAATTTTCACTGGCCTATGTCGCCAGTATTTTAGCAGTCAATGTGGGGTTCGTTTATGTGCCGCCCATGCCATTGCTGGGTGAGATGTGGCCACCAATGTCCTTGTTGGTCGGGCTAATTTTTGTGCTGCGTGATTTTAGCCAGCGTGAAATTGGTCACCGCGTGGTCGGTGCAATGCTTATCGGCGCTTTGCTGAGTTATTACCTGGCTGATCCGTTTGTTGCTGTGGCGTCAGTGGTCGCTTTCCTGATCAGCGAGACTGCCGACTGGCTTGTTTACACCGTGTCAAAGCGGCCTTTGGGCCAACGCATAGTCATTTCATCGGCTGTCGGCACGCCTTTGGACAGCGCTGTGTTCTTGGCAATGATTGGATATTTCAGCATCGGCGGCGTCGTGCTGATGACGATCAGTAAAATGGTCGGTGCTTTTGTCGTGATGTACTTGCTTCAGAGGCGCAACCATGAAGCACCAGTATAAACTCAAATTCATCTCTGCTTGCCCGATTGATGGGGAAGAAATCCATTACGACCTGACTTTGAAAACAGAGATACCGATCATGGCAGAGGAAATAGTTGATTGTGCGGCCAACGATGGCAAGCCTGCTTTGCAGGAAGATTTAGCAGAACAGTTTGCCGCCAGATTTCCTTACGCAGCGGGTCGGCTTAAAGGCATCCACAAAGCGATCACCATCGCATCGTGTTGGAAAGCAAGTCAGTGATCCATTATCACGGCACACCGCTGACACCACGCGCAGAACTGCTTGCTATGGCCGGTAAGCATTTCTGTGTGTCGTTTGCGCGGCCAGACGATGCAGAAATCTGCTTGCAGATTGGTCAGAGCGTTATGTGGGACAACGGGGCGTTCACCACCTTCAAGCAAGGGCTGATGTTTGATCGCAGCGCCTACTATGAATGGCTGGAGCCGCGTCTGGGCCATCCACACTGGGCTGTAATTCCTGATGTCATTGACGGGCCTGTTGAGCAGCAAAAAGCGTTGCTTTCTGAATGGCCCTATCCCAACCAGCTGGCAGCGCCTGTTTGGCACATGGGCCTGCCGATTGATTATTTGCTTTTCCTTTGTGACCGATACCCACGGGTCTGTTTTGGTAGCACAGCACAATATTGGCAGATTGAAAGTGAGGCTTGGGCCTCACGGGCTGACAAGGCGTTCAACGCACTAGCACAAGCCAATCAGTACATGCCGCACATTCATATGCTGCGTGGCCTTGCGCTGACAGGCAAGCGTTGGCCTTTTGCCAGTGCTGACAGCGTTAATGTCGCGAGAAACTACAAAGATCGCGGTGTTGATGCAGAAGCGATGGCAAGGCGCTTAGACGGTGTGCAGACGCCTATCAAATGGTCACGCCAGCCAGAAGCGCAGGAGTTGGCGTTATGACCCGCACTGAAGCCCTGGCAGATGCAGATCGTGAGATCAGCCGCCTGATCCAAGACGGGCGCGGTCTTTTCTATAT